GTTATCACAGATGCAAAATTTCAGGCTTTAGTGCAATCGGTCAAGGATTTCCCCAAGATGTTGGAGAAGCGGCCTATTGCCTTTAAAAAGGCCTTAGACGGGAACGTTGTTCTTGGTGGAAATATGCGACTTCGTGCATGCATTGCTGCCGGGATGAAAGAAGTGCCAGTAATTGATTGCTCGGACCTGACCGATGCCCAGCAACGGGAGTTTGTGATCAAGGATAATGTTGGTTTTGGTGAATGGGAGTGGGATAAGATTATTTCTGACTGGCCGGAAGCTCCATCATGGGGACTTGATATACCTGACTGGGCTTTACCCAAAGGGGATGCAACGGAGGACGATTACGAAATACCGGACGAAATTGAAACCGATATAGTAATTGGAGATTTGTTTGAAATAGGAGAACACAGGCTGCTTTGCGGGGATAGTACGAATGCGGACGATGTGGTAAAATTACTTAACGGGAAAGAACCCTATTTGATGGTCACAGACCCGCCTTATGGGGTTAATTATGATCCAATGTGGAGGGCAAGTCAGGAGTCAAAAGGTTTTGGCGCAAAGGTAAAAGCAAAAGGTAAAGTGATGAATGATGATAGGGCTGATTGGACTGAGGTTTGGGCTTTATCGCCTTCAAAAGTTGCCTACGTGTGGCATGGCGGTAAACACGCTGCCGAAGTTTCGGATAGTCTTGTCGATTGTGATTTTGAAATAAGGAGCCAGATAATTTGGGTTAAACCATCGCTTACATTTTCAAGAGGTGATTATCATTGGCAGCATGAACCGTGTTGGTACGCTGTTAAAAAAGGCAACAAGGGTAATTGGGCAGGAGATAGGAAACAAACTACTCTTTGGGAAATAGCGGGAATAAACCCTGCCGGAAGATCACAAGATAAAAATGATAAAGTTGTTGGTCACGGTACACAAAAGCCCGTTATGTGCATGGCAAGACCCATCAATTAAATAGAAAGTGTTACGGAATGGAGATTGACCCAAAGTACTGCCAAGTAATAATTGACAGGATGCTAAAACTTGATTCAAGTATCATCATTAAAAAAAATGGTATAACTTTATCACATGGTGAACAAGCAGAAGCAAAATGAGATGGTTGAAGCGATGATAAAGTATATGGGAGTGGTAACGACTGCTGCCAGGTCAATAGATATTCCCCGGTCAACTTATTACGATTGGATGGAAACAGATCCGGCATTTAAGCAGCGCATACTTGATCTTCGGGAGATTAAGAAAGATTTCGTTGAATCGAAGTTGTTGAAGCTGGTTGAAGATGGTGATACTGCTGCAACTATATTTTCAGCAAAGACATTGCTTAAAGATCGTGGCTATGTGGAGAGGCAAGAGGTAACTCCGGTTGATAGTGATGGTAATTCCATCCAACCAATCATAAACATAAACGTAATAAGAACGAAGAAAGAAATTGATGATTCGTTGTAAACTAAGTTGGTTAATGGTTTTTTGATAAGTACAGTCCTGGTATCTTCATACTGGGACTTCTTTATAAAACGAAACCCCAATAGAAATTGGGGTAAAGTCTTTTTGCTTCTGACTAGTTGCGCAGAGTGTGCGCTTCCAGACGTGAAAAATAAAGTTAGTAACATTTGTACTATCTATGAAATAATTTATTACTTTAGTATTTCTAAACTGTTTCGTATCACAGTATGATTACACAATTAAACAATAATAACTCCGGTACATTAACTGCATCTTCAGCTTCTGTTGATGGTGATACGACTTTTGGTGTGCCGGGCTTACTATTAAAATTAATATTATGAACTACGATGTAAACTACTTCATTAAAAAGTTTGAAGCAATACCGGAAGATTTATGGTTAGTGGGGTCATTAATGAATGATAAAGGGCAAAGATGTGCGCAGGGGCATTGCGGTATTCAAACTAATTCATTTACTAGTAAAATATATATTGGAAACCCAGAGGCCGACTCGTTAATTGAAATGTTTGGTAGGTTAGATATTACAATACGGGAAGGGCAAAAGCCAAAAAAGGCATCTGAATATGGTAAGAAATATAATTTTAATGTAACCTATGTTAATGATGGTGATTGCGACCAGTACCAACAACCAACTCCGAAACAAAGAATCCTTGCAGCCTTGTATGATATTAAAAAGATGCAAGAGCCACAGCATACTGATATAACAAAAGAGCTTGCTGTCTTACCTGTTAGCGAAACATCAGATTTAATAACTACTAATATTTTACAATGACAACAGAAACTAAAACACGCAAGCCTCGCACTCCCCGCAACACTGAATCAGTAACCAAAGGCGCATTAGCATTACCGTTGCAAGAAAGGGTTGATCTTGTTACAGCTCTTAACGAATCTATTAAATCTGAAGTAGAAACTATTAAAGCTGCTGCGGCCCATGCAGAGAAGATCGCTAACGGGTCATACTGATTATGAAGAAGTACACTATTGGCGCATTGTTTACACCTGACTTCACAAAGGTTTTGTTAATTCTTAAAACAAAACCAAACTGGCAAGCCGGTAAATATAATTTTCCAGGTGGATCAATTGAAAAAGGCGAATCTGCAAATGATTGTGTATCGAGAGAATTTTTAGAAGAAACAGGAGTTTCTATTTCACCAGAACAATGGACTTACATAGGCAGGATTAAAAATCCTTCAAATTATTATGTTGAAATATTTACTTCAATATGTTATAATCCTGAAAGGGTAGAATCTTTAACTGATGAGAAATGTGAATGGGTAGAGTGTAATAACTTACCTGAAAATATTATGAGTAATATTTCATGGTTAGTTCCATTCGCTAAAAACATTTGGCAACAAGGTAATGCTGACGGATTAAAGTATGGCGTATTTGAATATAGTTATTAATTAGTAAATTTATCACTATGAGAATCCACATCTACCATCATATCGTAGCAGATGATAATTGTTACGAGTTGGACATAAAACAGTCTCTCAATTCAATTTTTAATATTCTAAAACAAATCAAAATGGAACAATCAGAATTTGCGCTACAACTAACTGCGCTAAAAGAACAAGCAGCAAAAGCTAAAGCTGAGATCATTAAAAAAATTGATGATCTTGGTGCAGCACTTGAATCGGCCGATGACGTAACGCCTGAAGTACAAGCAGCTTTCGATGCTTTGAAAGCAGAAGTACAAGGTATTGATGACATAGTACCAGATGCTCCAACAACTTAACCGATAGCCCTGAGTAATCGGGGCTATTTAAACTATCTGCCATGTCAACGTTTACAATAGAAACAACTTTTGCAACTTGCTGTTGCGCTTCATGTGGTATTCAGTACGCAATACCTGAAAGAAGGCAAAGAGAGTTAAGGGAAAATCACGAAACTTTCTATTGCCCGAATGGACACACACAATGGTATCCGCAAAAATCAGAAGCTGAAAAACTAAGGGATGAGTTAAAAAGAAAAGAACAAGAACTTGCTAATACTGCAATTGAAAAATTACAACTTAAAAAAGAATTAGAATTAAAAATAAAACAACGAGATAAAAAGTTGAAAAGATTAACTAACGGGGTTTGTAGTTGCTGTAACAGATCATTTGTAAATCTTCATCAGCACATGAAGAAACAACATCCAGAAGAGGTGAGCAAAAAAAGATAAACTATGCGCTTCGCCCTCTTCATACTAATCTGCTGCATCATTGCTTCACTGTGTTCGTGTAGTAAAGGCTGGGAAGATATACAGATACCAGGGCAGCCTAAGAAAGTATTTATCATCAGTAAGCGATTTACTGCTGAATGGATCTACTTGAGAACTGTTACGGCAGAGATCAAAGGAGTTGATTGGCAACCATATTACAATCAGAAACCAGATACATTGATTTCAACTTGTTCGATAGATAAGATTGATTCATTGTTTAAGATTGAAATAAGGAGCTACGATATAAGATGATAACAGCTATACTGATACTATGTGCGTTTAATACCGTTGCAATGGTTATGTTTATTGCAATAGCTATTGTAAGAAATGCTAATGATGATGACGAGTAAGCAACTCACCATAAAACTCTTTTACAACTTAGCAAACCAGTTGCACTATATTCAATTAGGCGGGACTATTTATTCAGTTCCTGCTACATGGGCAATAGAGATCAAGAAACGTGAAGGGTTGGATATTCGGAATGCTAAGGATGTTCATGATATGCAAGAAATAAGTAATAATGATAAGATATGACTACACAAGAAGGAAATAAATTAATCGCAGAGTTTATGGGGTTATCAACTCAAAAAGTTTGGGCTGATTGTGTAATTATTATGGAAGATGGCAGAGAAGTTGGCGGATACATTGACCCGTATTTTAGTTATGATTATTCATGGAATGATTTAATGCCAGTAGTTAAAAAGATCCATGAAATAAATACTATTGGGATTGCCATGCACTATGAGATAGATAGGCAGTGGAATACGGTTATTTCTTTTATCGAATGGTATAATATATCACAAAAATGACAATCGCCTACCCCCTCAAATCCCAATCTGACTACTCAGAGTTAAAGTACTCACTAAGATCAATTGAAAGATTTTACAGAGGTAATGAAGTTGTGATCATAGGCAGTAAGTTACCTGACTGGATTGATAACGTAACCTGGATAAGAGTTGAAGATATACCGAACAGAAAACAATTAACGATCAAATATAAGATACTGGCAGCGTTAGAATATACTGATGAGATTTATTTTATGAACGATGATGTTTTCTTACTTGAGCCGCCGACTTTCAAATATTATTATCATGGTGATCTTGCTTCGGTAGGTGAATCAGGAGCAAGACCGTTATTGAAGCAGTTGCAGTCATTCGGTAAACCAACTAAGAACTTCGATGGGCATTATCCGTTAGTGTATCGTAAAGATTTTAATAAAGTATTGGATAACTTTGCACATGATGTAATTGTGAAGAGTGCGTATTGTAATTACTTAGAGATTGAAGGCGAGAAGATAGCTGATAATAAAATAATCAGTAAGAAAACAGATGTGCGTCAGTTCATGCAGGATCGTGATTCAATATCTACTGGTGTTACAAGTTGGGGGATAGTTCAGCCTGTGGTTGCGGAGGTGTTTAAAGGAAAATCAATGTATGAGAAATGATACAGAATGTCCCACTATCTTTCTACTGTAGTCGTTTAGATGCTGGCGAGAACTTTAAGTTCCTTCGCTTCGGTGACGGTGAGTTTCATTGCTACTTAGGTAGCGATATTGTAATCGGTAAGAATGAGCATGAAGTTTACCCAGAGTTGACAAATAAAATCAGATCAATAGTTGACAACTTAAACCCGTCGCATTATAACGCTTTGCAGCCATATAGTTTAACTATCCCAGAGTTCAAAAGTATCATACCAGATTATAATTGGCTCAATGCAGATGTGTTTCATAACGCTTCAGAAGCGGGTGAGTTAGCCCCGTTCTTTAGGTCATTACAGGGAAGGGATGTTATGTTGGTGAGTAACTGGGAGAAAAGGAAGTTTAACAAGTCGTGGGGATTTATAGAAGTAGGTTCAAGGAATAGTTTCGATGAGTATGAATTTGTGATGGATATGATTAAGGATTTCCAGAAGGATGTAGTATTTTTATTCGCAGCATCCCGTCTATCAGTTCCGGTCATCTATGACGGCCCCGAAGATTGTACTATGATTGATATTGGCTCGCTGTTAGATCCGTATATTGGGCGGGTGACAAGAGGGTATCATAAGAGGATGACGGAGGATGTAATTAAGAAAAATTTAGAGGTATGAAAAAGAAATATTCAGTAGTGGTTAAAATAGAAAAAGAGTCTATCGAATTTGATAACGGCGTACAGTTATATTCAAACCACGAATCAGAATGCTGTGAGAACCATTGGTTATCATTTGAACATTTAACGCTTGATGATTTTGATAAATTAAAATTTGATTTATCTACAGATACTTTTTTTAAAAGGATTGATGGGTATGGTATAGAGCTAATTCCGGTAAGAGGTCATTCGGTAAAAGTTCCCGGGTATGGTTCTAATAATGGGTATTATTCATCACAATTAGAGTTAGTATTAAGTGGTGGCGGATTAGATAAGACGTTTGATATTTCAGAATGTCAAGATATATCAGATTAAACAACAACTATGACAATCGGCTTCCTCATACGAACAGGTGGTATCTTCGGATCGGTCAGAGAAGTGATCGAAAACGGTAATGTACTTACTGAGTTAGGCCACGATGTAACCATCTACACAGATCACGGTAAAGACTTAGGTTGGTTGCCTAATAAATGTAACTGGGAGAGTAATGAGAATATTAAGCCGTTAGATTGTTTAATCTTCATTGATGATCCTGATGAGAAATATTACGAATTATTCAAACGAGCTGAAGCGAAAGTAAAAGCTTATTGTATGTTAGGGTTTGATAAATCCAGAATTAACGGGCAGTTTGTTTCTCCAGTTCACCATGAGTTAATAACTAACTATTGGCCG